AATCTTCTTCATCTGTAGTTCCAGTATATGCTGAGTCAAAAAATTCATCAACTGACTCATAAGTTTTGTTTGGATCTACTAAATTTTTATATAAAAATTGTATATCTATTGCCATAATTTAACCCCAAATTGATTAATACTATTATTTATACGTATAAATACTACTATGGCAGCTACAGCTAATTATAATATAGACCAAGGTGCAACTTTCAGTTCAACTGTAACCGTAAGGGATAACAGCGGAGATCCGTTAGATTTAACGGGTTATACGGCAACTGCAAAAATGGCTTTGGGATATAGTTCCACAAGAACGAGAACAGATTTAACTATTGTGTTTGATAGTGATAGAACATCAGGAAATGTTACAATGTCATTAACTGCAACACAAACGGCTGCTTTAGAAGCGCCTGCAAGATATGTTTATGATTTAGACATAACAGATTCTTCAGGAACAGTAACAAGAATAATTGAAGGTCTAATTACAACTAGACCTAACGTATAATAGGAGAAAATATGAGTAGTGAATTGAACACAGCAACAGACGTAACTAAAGAACAAACTTTTACAATTGATGGTAAAGACTATAAAAGAAGTGAGTTAAATACAAAAACTTTAAATAGTATTATCATTAGACAAGACTTACAAGCAACCAGAGTTAAGTTGTCTTTAGAGTTAGAAAAAGTTGCTATTTTACAAAAACACTATGATGATATTATTGCCAGTGAATTGGGTATTGATACATCAAAAGAAGCTGAAAAAAAGTAGTTATTAATTAGTTTTACATTACCTTATTATTATAAATATTATAAACTTACTAGTAATAAGGTAATATGTCAGACAGAATAACAGCTACAATTAATAATAATACTTCGGGACCGAGAAGCGTTTCCGTTACCGTACCATCAGCTTCAACAAGGTTAAATGCTTTGAGTGATGTAAATGCCACATCATTGGCAGATGGTGCAATGTTACAATATGATAATGATTCTAAAAAATGGACAAGTCGAAATGATATAAAAACTGAAAGTGGTAATTTAATTCTTAACGGTGGCACATTTTAAAAAAAAGGGAGAGATTTTAAATGGCAACAATAATCAAAATTAAACGAACCACTGGTGCTAATGCACCCAGCGGCCTTAACCAAGGGGAACTAGCTTATGTCTATGATACTTCAGCAACCGATAGTGGTGCTGGTGGTAACGGTTATAGGTTATTCATTGGTGATCCAACATCTTCATCTAATTCAGCAATTGAAATTGGTGGAAGATATTACACACAACTTTTAGACCACACACCAGGAACGCTAACTGCGTCTTCTGGTTTAATAGTAGATTCTAATAAAGCAATTGATGAATTGTTTATTGGTAATAATGCTACTACAGGTGGTACAATAAAATTAAACGAAGGTACTAATAACGGTGCAAACTTTGTAGCTCTTAAATCTCCCAACTCATTAGCTGCAGACGTTACTTATACTCTTCCAGGTACTTACTCAAACGGTCAATTTTTAACAGTTGATGGTTCTGGTAATTTAAGTTTTGCTGCTATTCCATCAGGTTCATTTACACTTGCTGGTGATAGTGGTACTGACACATTTACTACTGGTCAAACTTTAACGTTTACTGGTGACACAGGAATTACTACATCTATTACAGATAATGAAATAACAATAGATTTAGATGACACTGCTGTAACTCCAGGTAGTTATGGTTCTTCAACTGCAATTCCAACATTTACTGTTGATCAACAAGGTCGTTTAACAGCGGCTGGTACGGCTACAATATCAACAACTTTAGATATTGCTGCTGATAGTGGTACAGACGATGGTGTTGCGTTAGGTTCAGACACATTAACATTTACTGGTGGTACAAACATTGATACTTCAGTTTCAGGTGATACAATTACAATTAGTACACACGCTGACGTACTAACAGCTTCATCAACACATACTTTAACAAATAAAACATTTGACGCAAATGGAACTGGTAACTCTATATCTAATATAGAAGTTGCTGATTTTGCTTCAGGTGTTGTTGATACAGATTTAAGTTCTGTTTCTGCAAGTGATAATACACTTGCTTCTGCTAAAGCAATTAAAGCTTATGTTGACTCACAAGTTACAGCACAAGATTTAGATGTAACAACAGATTCAGGAACAATTGCTATTGATTTAGATAGTGAAACATTATCTGTTTCTGGTGGTACTGGTATTGATACGTCTGCTACAGGTAATGCAATTACAGTAGCTATAGACAGTACTGTTGCTACATTAACAGGAAATCAAACTTTACAAAACAAAATAATTGATAGTGCAAACAACACTTTAACATTAGATTTATCTGAAGGTACTTTAACTGGTACAATTGCTGAATTTAATAGTGCGTTAAGTGATGGTTCTTTTGCTACATTAGCAGGAACAGAAACACTATCAAATAAAACACTTACAGCACCTAAATTTGCTGACGCTGGTTATCTTGCTGACGCAAATGGTAATGAGTTAATTCTATTAAGAACAACTGCAAGTGCTGTTAATGAATTACAAGTTACTAACGCTGCTACTGGTGATGGTGTAGAGATTGCTACAACTGGTGGTGATACTAATATTGATTTAGTATTAAATCCAAAAGGTTCTGGTACTGTTGATGTTAATTCAAGTAGAATTACAAACGTTACTGATCCTTCAAGTGACCAAGACGCTGCTACAAAAGCATATGTTGATAGTGTTGCAAACGGATTAGATGTAAAAGAAAGTGTTAAAGTTGCTACAACAGCAAATTTATCTGCTACATATGATAATGGTGCAGGAACATTAACAGCTGGTTCAAATGGTGCAATATCAATTGACGGTGTTACTTTAAGTCAAGGTGACAGATTATTAGTTAAAGATCAATCAACAGATACTCAAAACGGTATCTATACTGTAACAACTGTTGGAGATGGTTCAACTGCATATGTATTATCAAGAGCTCCTGATGCTGACACAGCTTCAGAATTAACTGGTGGTACTTTTTTCTTTGTTGAACAAGGTTCTACAAATGCTGATAATGGTTATGTTGCTACACATAACGGTACACCAACATTTGGTTCTACAAGTATTACATTTGCTCAATTCTCTGGTGCTGGTCAAATAAGTGCTGGTGATGCTTTAACAAAAACTGGTAATCAATTAGATGTTGCTGTTGACGACACTACAATTGAAATATCATCTGACGCATTACAAATTAAATCAACTTATACTGGTCAAACATCAATCACAACATTAGGAACTATCAATCAAGGTACTTGGAATGGTACAGTTATTGACGAAGTATATGGTGGTACAGGACAATCTTCTTACACTACTGGTGATATTTTATATGCAAGTGGATCAAACACACTTGCTAAATTAACACTTGGTGCAAGTGGTAAAATTTTACAATCAGACGGTAGTAATATTGCGTACGGCGACCTAGACGGCGGAACTTACTAATCGTTTATATAAGAGAGATATATGGCGACAGTTATTAAGTTAAAAAGAGGTACTGGCACTCCAACTATAAGTGATCTTGTAAGTGGAGAGGTAGCAATTGATACATCATCTCAAAAGTTTTATATCAATGACGCTGGTGTTATAAAAGAAATAGGTGGTGCGGCTGCTGCTGGTAATGGTGCATTAGTTGATTTAACCGATACAAATTTTACAACTCAACTACCTAGTCAAATTTTAAATTATAATGGTACTGAATGGAAAAATGATTTTCAACATAATGTTGGTAAAAGAGTACCCTTTACAAAAACAGATGGTACAGAAACCACTCTTGCTCTTGTAAATAATAAAGATATGACTACAGTTAATGGATTTTTAGATCACGTTGTTGTGCAATCATATTATTTACCGTTTACAACTGCAAATGGAACATCAATACAAACAATTAGACCAGGCCATATGCCAACAATGGAAGGAATATAAGATAAATGAGTTCTAAAACACCAATACGAGCAACGTTTAATGGATCTGAAGTATCAGGTCTTGCCGAATATCAATCAGGTGAATTTATTGATCTATCACACGGAGGTCTTGGTGCCTCTTTATCTATTGGTACCACAGGTCAGGTTTTAAAAGTCAACTCTGCTGGTACAGCTTTAGAATTTGGTAACGTTGAAGCGATTGTAAACATTGATAACGCTATTGATTTAACAAGTTCAACACTTGCGGCTAGTGATCAAATTTTATTATCAGATGGTGGAACTGAAGGTAGAGTTACATTATCACAATTAGATACTTTATTTTCTGGCACTACACAAACTCTAACAAACAAAACTTTAACCGACCCTATTATTTCAAATACAATTATATTTGAAGGTTCTACAGTTAATGATTATGAAACAACTTTACAAGTTACAGACCCTACTGCTGATAGAACAATTACTTTTCAAAATGCTAGTGGTACAGTTGCTTTCTTATCAGACGTATCTGGTGGTGGTCAACCTGGTGCATTTACAACATTAACACTTGATAACAACATTGTTTTTGAAGGTGCTACAGCTGATGAATATGAATTAACTTTATCTGTCGCTGATCCAACAGCAGATAGAACAGTTACCATACCTGACGCCACAGGCACAATAGTATTAAAAGATACTACAGATACTTTAACTAATAAGTCAATCAGTTTAACAAACAATACATTAACAGGCACATTAGCAGAATTTAATTCTGCTTTATCAGATGGTTCTTTTGCTTCATTAGCAGGAACAGAAACACTTACAAATAAAACTATTGATAGTGCTAATAACACAATTACTTTAGATTTATCTGAAGGCACTTTAACTGGTACTTTATCAGAATTTAATTCTGCTTTATCAGATGGTTCTTTTGCTTCATTAGCAGGAACAGAAACGTTAACTAATAAATCTATAAGTTTAACAAATAATACTGTAACAGGTACTCTTGCTGAATTTAATAGTGCTTTAAGTGATGGTTCTTTTGCTACA